GGTGTGTCAACAAGCTTATTTGATTTAAGAAGGTTTTGCTCTTGGGTTATGACTCTAAGGTTCCAAGGTACGTGTAAGCCACATACAAATTCAGAACGTAAAGGAATTATGTGGTCAACAACATAACGCTCGCCTGTAGTTCTAGACATTGTAATTGCAATTTGATAAAGCTGCCGAATCTCTGACTTTTGCTTCTTAGTGATCCAAGGTGGAGTAGCCTCTCTATGCTTACGACGACGCACTTTATTGTCGGCTAAAACTTGATCAGGATTGTTTTCTTTCCAGGTGTTTCTATAAGCACGTTTTTCTTCTGGGGTTCTAGCTTGCGCCCTAGCAATAACTGTTTCACGGTTACGAATATAGTACGCCTGTTTAGCGTTTAACCCAGCTTCAGATTTGTTGTACTCGCGGAAGTAATCAGCACGTTTTTCTGCTGCCTGCTGCCACTCAACTTTCAAACACTCGACACAAGCACCTTTTGTTTTACGAGGGGCTATGTGCCCGTGCTTGCAGGGTTCGCCTGTGAAGTAATACTTTGCGCCAGTAGCTTTGGCTTCTTGGCGGGTTTTGGGTAAGTTTGCGGTGTCCATTTCATCTCCTGTGTTACGACACAGGAAATATACCATAGAAGTTTAAGAAAACAAAAAACCCCGCCGAAGCGGGGTTTTCTGCGCTAAGTGCTTGATTTACATCAAGCGCCAGGGCTTCCAAAGATCCCAAGGGGGTCAGAAACACCGAAACTGTAACGCTCACGGGCTTTATACCGTACGTTCCCAGTATCAAAATCACCGTCCATTGAGTTCTGCATCGGTGTGCGAACAAAGTGCTTCAGGCCGTTAGGCACATCGGTAGTCAGGAACCATGCGTTGGTATCGGTCAAATAGTGGTTGACCGTATAGCCTTCGGGGATGGAACCCATCATCTTCAGTGCGTTAACGTCGTTGTCAGCCGTAGCCACACGAAGCTCGGTTTGCAGCAAACGAGTTGCCGTAAACATGAGGTTCGGAGGAACAACCAACTTGCGGGGTTTTGCAGCGATCAGCAACCCACGTTCATCAGTCCACGCAGCAATTTGAATCACTGCATTTTCCAACGAAGTTTCGTTGAGATCCGAGTTAGTTGCGGGACGGTTGCTGTTAACACCACCAGAAACCAGCGGATGCGAAGTCGAGAACAAGGGCTGACCGTCACCATAGGTAACGCTTGAGCTAAAGCCATTGTTCAGAACTGCTGCTGCCTTCACCTCTTTGGTGTAGTACATCGCACGAGCAAGTGCCTTGGTGTAACGAGCAGACAAGCTGTCGTACAAGTTATCCTCAATCGCTTCTTCAGTGATCGAGAATCCAAGTGCAATCGTTTCGTGCGTATAGCGAGCAGTCCAAGCTTCTTGCGCGTTGTCATAACTTATTGCAGAACCCTCGTTTTTGACAGGGGCTGCGCTAAATCCTGACAGCTTGGTTTCTTCCTCGAAAGAACGCTCAGAGGTCTCCGTTTCGTAGATCTCTTTGTGCTCTTCGCCATACTTTGCATACTCCAGACCGAACAATGCGTTAAGGCCGGGGAGCAGCTCTTTCAATAGTTGTGCGCGTGAAATAGCCATTTAATTTCCCCTATTACAGTCCGGTTGGGTTGTAGTAGGCATGACCACCATCCACGACAGATCCTGTTACGTTCGGTGCATTGAACTTAACAATAGCTTCTGGGTAATAAGTCGTACCACTATAATCAAACGCCGTATCCGGCACCAAGTCAACAATTCGCAAAGGCAAAGTTGCCGTTACAGCAGCGGAACTCAACAAAATAGCCTGTTGTGAATCGCCAGATGTGGTATTGAGGGTATTAGCCACCAAAGCCACGTTATTGTTGATATTGGTGTAGGTTAGGCCCGTGGTCGTCGAAACAACCGTTGTACCTGTTACTACAGCAACTTGGAACAACTGATCAGGATCTTCGCAGACATAAGCATAGATAAAGGTGTTTGCCTTTACCGAAGTGCCGCTAGTCCACGATTGTGACCAAGTCGGTTGACCTGTAACAGAAGAAACAAACTGGCAGCCTAAGAACACACCAGCAAAGCCAGTAGCGGGGCCAGTCGTTGTTTCCGTGGTTACTGCAATGGTGCCGTCGTTAACAAACTTGACAGGGTCACCGAAACCAATGCTAGAAGCACCGGATGCGATACGACGCTGACGAGTTGCCCCGGCGAACACCTGACCGCCAATCAAATTGATTGGCTTTAGCCCGTAGGGGGCTGAAACAGTCGGGTAAGCCATTTTGGATTAACTCCTACGATTGTTGATTACCGCGCCCAAATGAAACCGTGGTTTTGCGCTCTGAAAATAGAGGCATCCTTGGATCATTCTCGCGCATGAAGTGATTGTCAACAGATCTGATTTGAGCTTCGGCTTGCTGTTGATAATAAGCATTCCGTTGGTCAACCATTTCTGTTGGCGTTTTGCACAGTAACAACCCACCCACCACGACATTATCTTTAAAACGAGCGTTGTCATTATCAAGATACATCGAGATTTCGGGATGGTCTTCTGCGCGAACAGGTTCCCAACCTTCGCGGATTTTGGATGACACATTGCGTGGGTCAGCTTGACCCAGCGTACTGACACGAATCCAACGGTACGTATACCCTGCTTCAGGAGCAGGATCGGGCAGCAGCGTGGGTGGTGCCCAGCTACGAGGACGTTCATCGTTGGCGCGAGTTTGTAGATCGCGGCCTGTGCGAGTTTCAGCTAATTTATTCTCAGCCATTTTGTGTCATTCCTTCCGCCACTTTTCGGGCATATGCTTCAAGAGGGATACGTAACTTCTTAGCAAGTGCCACTTGAGTCTGGGTCAGCGTGATTTTCTTCGGGGCAACGCTGCGACTTGCCGGGGCTACAACATTACTGCTCGTCCGTTTCGGTTTCTCCTCCTGCTTCTCTACACCATCAGAAAAGTTTTCGGGGAACACCTGCTTTAATCTGCTGTTGAGCCGCTCGTAATAATGATCCGAGGTAGGATCAACACCGTTTTTGACCAATTTTTCGTGCAGCCCCAAAGCAAAGCTGGTCATTTCCTCATCTCTTCCAAACCACTGATTTTGGCGTTGCCACGCAAGTGCTTTGGAATCAACTTGAGGCTCTGGGGCGGGTTGTAGACGATTATTTACAGGAACTTCGCGTTCTTGTAAAGGGGTGGGTTTAAAACTATTAATTCTGTCAAGTTTTAGTTTAGCTGCGGTTAAGTCTTCTTGAGCAGCAACAATTTGATCAGCATCCCCAGCATCGTAGGCTTCTTTATACTTTTTACGAGCTTTATCTAACTCAAGCTCTACAGCCTGTTTAACAGAGCCAACGAGGAGGGTTTCATTAGTTCCAAGATTTTTTTGAAGCCGTTTGTTTTCTTCAACTAATTGTTGAGCAAACCGCAAAGCTTCTTCACGCTCTCGAAAAGCAGCTTCTTTAGCTCGGCGCTCATCGTGGTATCCGTGCGACAGTTTCTTAATACGCTTTTGCACACCCTCGTCGTATTTAGAAAGTTCATCGTCAGTTACTTCGCTGACAGGCTCATCGAGCGGTTTACGTCCTTTATCAGGATCGGGCGTATCGTCAACGACTTCTATTTCAAACTCAACATCGTCTTTAGCCTTCTTTTCAGGCTCACGTTCATCTGGGAATTTATATTCCACTTTTTCAAAATCTGCCATATATCACCTCACGCACGTTGAATGCCACGGGGGTCTTCCACCACAGCTTCGACGGAATCATCGTTAATAATCCGAAACTCGCGGTCGTGAATCTTGATGCGAGTGCCGGTGTTAGCACGGGTAATAATAAAGTCCCCTGGTTTGCACCACGGCCCCGTGGGGAATCGGTTCTGATCGGCGTATGCCATATCACCAAGTGCTACAACGAAGAGCACATTACTCAGTAACTCTTCAAACTTGACGGTAGCGTCTGCCTTAATAATTCCACTATCAAACTTATTTTCGATGTTAGGTAAGGTGCAAAGAATCTTGTACCCTTTAACAATCGGCAATTGCTTGGCTTTTAGCTGAACATCTTCAATCACAGCTTGAGCTGCATCAGTCATTTTCAAATTCCTCATAACGTTGCACAAGGTCTTGTACTTCCATCCTTGCACGGCGCAGACCTTGGATTACGCCGCACAAATTTCTATATTCAGCAAAGTCTTTACAGTTTCCTTCAGCCATTGCGTCACTTACTTCCCGCTCTCGTTCTTTGAGTTTGTTAAATAAGTGATCCAGCATTTGCCGCTCATGAGTCATTAACCACCTCGTTTCATCACAGATTTAAGGATGTCAGCTTGGATCTTCTTATCAGCCTGTTGGTTCTGGTTCATCAACCGCACATTCTCTTTCTGTGCATCAATCTGGATGCGCTTATCTTCGTTTTGTAATCGGGCAGTGGCGAGTGCGGTATCAGCCTGATCTTTAGCAGCTTTGCGCTGCTGCTCCATCATCTTGATCTGAAGCTCTTGCTGCTGCATCTGCACCAACGGATCTTGAGCAACTGCCTGTGCTTGCTGCTGTGCAGCTTGGGCTTGGTGTATCTGTAGAACTTGCTGGGCTGCTTCAGCAACATACTTAGCCATTGCCAGCTCTTCGGCTTCAGACACCTCTTGCTCTGGTCCGGGTAGCGGAGCACCAACGCGCTGTTCAACTTCCTGACGGTACTGGAACCCTAAATGCTCGGCAACGTGCGCCATCATTGCGGCTTGCATCTGCTGACCCATAGGACTTTGCCCAACCATCTGTGCAATCTTGGGGTCTTGTGTAAACGACATATGCGTCGTGATGTGCGCTTGATGATCCTGATAAATAAAGGCTTTTAGCGGCACACCCTTGAGTGCGTTCATGTTCTCAGTCACCGGATCTTTGGGCTTCTGGTCATCCGGCAGGGGTACAAGTTTGTCGGCGTTAGGAATACCCAGCACATCCAACATCTGCCTATGCAGACGAGGCAAGTCGTATAACTGAGGCGCACCTTGGGCTAGTTGTAAAGCGGCTTGATACTGCACAACCCGCTGAGCCATCGTCGAGGCGTTGGGATCAGACACAGGAATAACTTCGACAATGTCGTAGTCCTCAGCCTTAACCTGTGGGGTTCCATCTTGCGGCACGTAGCTGTAATCAGGTGAGGTGTACTCCCTGATAATTTCTTTTAAGAGCTTGAACTCTTCCTTCATCGCCGCATGGATGCGAGCCTGCACAGCACCCATCGTTTTTAACTGCCGCTCAAGCAGCGCCAGCGTCGTACCTACCGGAGCCTGACTCGACATATCGCTGATCTTCATATCAGCCATACCACTGAGCCGTCGTGCTTCTTCGGTAATTTGGTTTAGTAAGGCAAGGAGAACTTGACTGGGTTCTTTGTAAGGCAGCGGCAGGATGTTGTCTCTGATCGCACCCCCCGGCACATCGACATCTCGCCATTCACCCGGAGCGATAGGTGTGTCATCGCCTTTGATTCGCAGCCCACGAGCCTTTAACCCACCGGGAAGATTAGATAGCGACCCCGCATCCACCAACTGACGGATCAGCATGGTGCCTGCCGTGGCGTAGCCACCGATAATGTGGATCAACCCGAAGCCATAAGCACCAAACCCAGGGATGTACATATAGTGCACAAAGTGCTGACGCGCACGTTTCTGGGGGTCGTCTTCTTTATAGTTACGCCGTATAGCTAAGACTTTGTTGGTATTTTTGTCAATAGTGATGACGTAGGGCAGTGGCAATTCTTCCTCATACCCCGGCAAGTCATACTCGATATGCACCTCGCATATCTGATACCGCTCATCTTTAGTCGGCTCTTGACCTTCTTTTTGCGCCTTGGCTTTCTCAATATCGGTCTGGCTGGCGTAAGGCTCACCAAGATCAACATCCCGATAAAACCCACTTACCTGTAACTTCTTAACGTCATTCTTAGTCTTACGCATGATGTGCGTAAGGCGGTCTGTACGTCTAATGTTTGTTACACCATAAGGAAGGATGACATCCTCGGCAGGTACATAGAACGAAACTTGGCGTTCTAACGATGGGTCGTAGTAAACCTTTTTAAATGACGAACCTGCCAGCGCCACACCCCATAATGCACGTTCGTGCTCTGACCGATACTCAGGCATTTTGTCAGTTAGCTGATAATTCATATCAGCCTTCACGCGCTTACCTGCTTCTTCAATAGCGGGGGTAAACTGACCAATGATCTGCGTTTTTACAGGCCCACCTGCCGGGAATGTTTCCATGATGGATTCGCTTTGGAAGCGAATCGCAGATTCTGTAAGCAGTGTGGAGAACACCCCACAAGCACCATCCCAAGGCTCAGTGACTTCGTCATAACGTAAGCCCAGCACATCCAAACCTTTAACATAGGTATCAGCCCAGTCCTTACGCGAAGTAATATCAGCCTCCACCAACTCCATCACATCGCTAGCAACTTTCTGTAAATCGCCTTCTTTCATAAACTCAGCTAGATTAGAGTCAAACGCTTCTTCCTCGTCTCCCCCCGGCTCGATTTCAATCTCCACCCCACCCATACCAATTTTTACGGATTCAGGATCTTCGATCTCAA